GCGCCCCCTTAAGGGCGCACAAGTGCGGTACGGCACAACCTAGACTTCATGTGAAGTCTAAGCCAATCGTACTATTCAACCAAGAGGAGTGAGAAAGTTGTCCACATCTCGATCTAGAACCCTAAAGTACGACAATGCGGTCGTTCTTGGCCACACTGGCGATACTTTCTTGGGAACGAATGTCGAGCGATTCTTTATCGCCCGGAAGATCGAGACATGCATAGACTCTACCCATCGCGGCCCGCCTTACAAGACGGGCGGCGCACTTAGTATTTCTAAGGCTAGATATGAATTTAGCCCTAGTAATGTTTTCATACGTGGCGGCCAACTATGGTCAAATACACGTATGATTCCCTCTTTCTTTGGAAATAGTCCGGCGGTGCCTTCTTTACTTGCACCGACGAATTATTCCTCGTTAGAGTCTAAGGGATACGCCAAGTTTCGTCCTGGGAAACCAGAGGCGAATTTTGGACAATTCCTGGGTGAGTTAAGCATGATACCAACTATACCGTTACGTCAGATACTCAAAGCTCGTAACACCCTAGATCGTTTTAGGGGTATGGGCGGTGAGTATTTAAACGTGCAGTTTGGTTGGCTCCCCTTTGTCAAAGACCTACAAGATATGTACAAGCTCACTAAGAACTTGGATAAGCGGTTAGCCCAACTACGTCGGGATAACGGCCGATCGGTTAGACGAAGAGGTTCTGTGTACGTAGCTCCTGTGGGAAGCACGGTCACTACTTCTGTGACCAATACGGGGGGATATATGTACCCCACGTTTACTTCTGCTTCCTACTTTACTCTCACGATGCAGAGGACAGTCTATACGACTGATGAGACTAAGGCGTGGTTCTCGGCTAGGTTTCGATATTTCGTAAGAGATATCGGATCCCTTCGCTGGGAAAACCGCGCAGTAGCCGCATTGTTCGGGTTAAACCCGACACCCTCCTTGTTATGGGAGTTGCTACCTTTCTCATGGCTAATCGATTGGGCTGTAAACGTGGGGGACGTCTTGTCCAACATGTCTAGCAACGCAGTCGATAACCTTGTTGCGGAGTATGCTTATACCATGGTAGCAAGGACGTTCACTGAAAAGGTGGACGAACAAGCTATCATGAAGCTCTCTAATGGTAGCCCTTTTCCAGTTGCCGCTTCGGCAACTAGAATAAGAGAAACCAAACAGAGGTTCCGCGCATCACCTTTTGGTGTTGGCTTAGTGCCTGGAAACCTTTCCGGTAAACAGGCATTGATACTATCAGCGCTGGGAATATCCCGGCGCTGGTAGCGTGACTAACGTCACTTTCTAAACCAACCACTAAGGAAAGATGCTTTGTTTTCTGATCCACAAACCGTGACCGTAAATGCGGTTGCGCAGACGCTTGCTGCCATCTCGAGAGAGGAACTTAAGTCCATATACCGCGAAGATGTTGCGGAGTATGAACTGGTTATCTCTCATCAAGAGAACGGCAAGAGGAATCGTCGAGTCGTGCGTCTTAATCGGACGACCGTCTCGGCTGATCCCTTTATACCAGCTCAGAACGTGACTAACACGGTATCTTATTATCTGGTGATTGATACGCCCCTCGCGGGGTTTACCAACACTCAGATGAAGGATGACGTGCTTGGCCTAACTGGCTGGCTTACGTCTGCCAACGTACTGAAGGTCCTCGGAGGCGAAAGTTGATCAACATTAAGCACGCTGTTGCCATGATCCTTGCGGGTCTTGGCCTCGGCTGGCTTACGGTCGGCGCCCCGGGCATGATCTATGATCGTGTCCTGGACGTAGCCATAGGAGCTATGTGCAGGCTCGCGCCTGCCGTTTGCTCTTAAGCTATCAGCTTAACTTCCGAGAGGTAGCGCGCTGGCAGAGATGTCAGCGCGCTTCCTGATTAGATTATGGATCAGGTCATAAAGCTATGGATTCTAACCCCGCTTTACAGTGGAGGAAGAATGAAAAGCCTTATGTCTCTCCTTGGTTGTGTACTCACTGATGTGAGTATACGATGTGGTACCGACACCCACCGAGACAAGATAACTATGTCTCGGAGGATCAAACATGAAGGGCTATCTTTCTTAACGATAACCCTACCAAACTTTGCGACGGACTTCGAAAGATGTCTTGCACAAGGTTCGGTTGACTCTACTCGCTTCTTAGGTTTTAAGAGGCGAGGAGCGCTCCCCGTATTCCTACGAGGTTTGCTCAGTCAGGTGTTTGACCCTGTTGACGGTAAGTTACGTGACGTCGCTATGGAGGATTCAATTTTCTGCATTAGGCAGATATGCCTGATGTGGAAGAAAATTGGTCTTCCCTGTTCTAACTCTAGAATAAGGAAAACACTCAATGGTTACGTCACGTGTGAGTCTGAGCTCTCCAGGACAACATGCTCTATTCCAGCTTTGGAATGGGACTTGTTCGGACGAACGTCCGACGTTTTATGGTCGGGAACTCTTAGCTACCCGTCCGAAAGGGCGGAGGCAAGAGATCTTAAACCATCTCACGGTCCTGGTGCTACAGCAGAAAGAGTATTTGGAAACTCTAAATACTCAATACGGCTGTGGCATGACAGACTCCAAAGTTACTTCCCATACGACCATTTCGGACATTCTCGTCCAGATGGCGATGATGGAGAAGGCTTTGGAGCTGTTGAGTTCAGCGAACCTGGCGCTGAACGACCCGTACGGGTCGTCACAGTTCCTAAAACCCTTAGAGGCCCTCGCGTTATTGGAATTGAGCCAGCGTGTATGCAATACACGCAGCAAGCTATTCTGGGAGTTCTCGTCAGAGAACTCGAACGGAATAGACTCACGGCTGACCACGTAAACTTTCGTGATCAGTCGATCAATTCTAAGTTAGCATTATCATCATCTCGTAGTGGCTACTTTGCTACTATCGATTTGACTGATGCTAGCGATAGGGTCCATAAGGACTGTGTTTACCGCATGCTAAGGAGTGTCCCTTCTCTTAGGGATGCTATTTTCGCATGTAGATCGCACAGTGCATGCTTGCCTAACGGGACGATAGTTCCGTTGTACAAGTTTGCGTCTATGGGTTCAGCTTTATGCTTCCCCATTGAGAGCATGATGTTCTATACATTATGCATCTCTGCAAGGTTGCTAAAGCTTAACTTACGTCCCACGCAGCGGAACATCTTAAAAGTGTCCCGCGACGTGTACATTTACGGGGATGATATCATAATCCCCGTAAGTGAGGTACCAGAGACTATCAAATACCTTGAGGACTTCGGTCTAAAGGTAAATGCTCGCAAGACTTTCTTTACAGGAAAGTTTAGAGAATCTTGCGGGATGGACGCTTACAACGGTGTAAACGTAACTCCTGTTTACGTCCGTTGTATGCCGCCCGATAGTCTGCGGGACGCCTCAGCGATCGTGTCCTTCGTATCCCTCGCAAATCAGCTTTTCTCAGTTGGTTTGTGGGGATCAGCGCGATTCGTACGTGAGCTAGTCGAATCCATCGCTGGGTTCGAATTGCCTTACGTACGGGACACGGCCTCATGTCTAGGATGGATAAACACACGTAGTGCTTATTCATTCACGAGATACTCTAAATACACACAGGCTCCCGAAGTTAGGAGTCTGGTTGTACGAGTATCTGAGAAGAGTGACCCTTTATCGGGTTACCCTGCTCTCATGAAGTTCTTCCTAAAGGTTGGCGATAAGCCGATCCAAGGGAAGCACTTGGAGCGTACCGTACGGCCCGGATCCGTTAACATCAAAATCCGGTGGGCCCAGCCCTTTTAAGGGGCTGGCGAGAGCAACCTTTTAGCTCTCAAGGAGGC